GTGTTGAACATGCGACCATTCTACATAACAAAAAAAGAGTAGCAATCCGAAGACTGCTACCCATAATTCATTTAAGTTACTCACCCAAGAGGGCTTCTTCAAGAGATTCGTACTCTTTTTCTTCTTGTTTTTCAACTTTCTCTTCGGGTGGTTCAGGGGTGCGTCCATGTACGAACGCCATGTTGCCATCAGTTTGATGTCGAGCCAACTTTTTTCCTCCCAGTAGTTTTTGCAGGTTCCAATGCTTTCACCTTAGATTTAAGATGGGCCAAAGAATCAGCGAGGCTTTGTTTTCTGCGATTGTATGCAGCTTCAAGCTCACCTTTTTGGGCTTCAATTGTTTTGATTTCTTCATCATACTGCTTCTTCTTTAGATCTTTTAATTGATCCTCCGAGACAACAACAACTGTTCTCATCGGTGGTGAAAGCATATAGTCAAATAGTGAGTACATAGATGTTAATTAGAAAGAATACTTGGCACCTATTTTTGTGCCGTATGCTGTGTCAGCAGTATCATCAGTTGCAAAAGATA